TTGGGTGGCGGAATGAACGAGGAATGGTTTGAATTTGTGGGATACAGTGAGTCTCAAACGAAATACGTAAACATAGACGACCAATTAAACGAGCTTTCCAAAACACACGAGATTATCGAAGTCCATTTCAGTACGTATTCCTCTTCTGATTGGAACTATCTATCTGGAGGAACTGCTACCGCACTTGTGAAAGCAAGAAAGAGAGAGGTGGCGAAATAATGTGTGAGTATTGCAAGGATGACTCTATGATGAATAACGAGTCTTTGCTGAGTTTTGATGAAGAATATAAAGAAACAGGTGTCGTTAGACTAGACAGCGATGGCAACTTAGGAGTTTTCAGCTACTACGGTTTAACAGCTAGGAATATCAATTACTGTCCAGTTTGTGGAAGGAGTTTGGAGGATGAAGAAAAATGAGTTTTAATAAACGTATCGTATACATGAATAAATACAATCAACGTGTCATGGTCAGAAGTGTAGGTATCGGCGACGAGCACGTCGAAATTACAGAAACAACTAACTCTGCCCTTGCCAAATATTTCACTAACAAGAATCATGCTTTGCGTATGTGCGGTTTAATAGACATAACTTTGGGTGTTAATACTAGGTTAGAAGACCGCAAACAGGTGTATATCATAACAAAGGTCAAGAGGGATTGTGACGAATATCTACGAGCTGTCGTGCCGCTTGTTGGTAATTTATCACCTGTAGCAAGTTGGACTAAAGATATAACCGACGCCATAAATTTCACTGATTTCGATAGTATTGCTGTGATGTGTAATTTCGTTGACTCACTTCGCGAAAACGACTATCAACCGAGATGCGGTCATCAGATGTTTTATAAATAGGAGGAACACGAATATGCAATTGGAGGTGAAAAATGACAGAACAAATAATCATCAACGAAGCTAACAGTTTACTTCACAGAAAAAGCAAAGAATTATGTAAATCAATCATCAAAACGCCTAAAGATCTCGAACGTTTCGCGATTGGGTTGGATAAATTATCGCAAGATATGTGGGATTATAAAAATGAAGTGGAGGGATTAAAATGAGTATTCAACCGGGCGATAAAGTAGAAGTGCAGGATAGGGCAGGGGTAGCTGAATTATGTGTAGACGGAGAGCAGTTTCATGTTCTGATTAACAACAATGGTCTGCTTACTGTTGAAGATGAAGACGGATTTTCATCCTTTAACATACCAGCAACTCAAGTCAAGAAAATGAAAGAAAATAGGAATAGTCAATTAGTAAATGAGCTATATGAACAATCAGACTCAGTAAGTTTTAGTATATATAATGCAGATACAGATAAAGCTAAGATGTTTGTATCTAATGTAAATAAGCCACAATTTGACGAAAGAAACAATGTGAAGTGGTATTCTGCATCAAAAGGCAAAATAACAGCAACAGCATTTTTGAAAGGAGATGATTAATATGACAACACTTTATTCCATTCAAGAAAAGTATCAACAGTTATTAAATTTAGCTGAGCAATTAGATCCGGAGGCATTAAAAGATACCCTTGAAAGCATTGAAGATGAATTAGAAACAAAAGCAGAAAATGTTGCGTTTGTTATTAAAGAATTAGAAGGGCAATCACTTATTTTAGATGTAGAAATTAAACGTTTATCAGAACGAGAAAACACGATTAACAATAATGTGAAGCGACTGAAACAATCACTACATGATGCTATGCTAGTTGCTAATAAGCAAAAAATAAAAACGAATCTATTTACATTAGATATTCGGAAAAACCCTCACAGTGTACTTGTAGAAGATGAGAGGAAGTTAATTAATTATTTAGTTGAACAACCTAAGAAGCTGGATAAGGCTAAGTTAAAAGATGATTTGAAAAAAGGCATTGATGTACCAGGAGCCGTTTTGGTTCAAACGGAAAGACTACAAATAAAATAAGGAGGGATTTCATTGGAATTTATTAAATCAGAAGAAATGAAACGGTCAGATTTTTTTAACATCATGATCTATGCAAAACCGGGAGCAGGGAAAACAACGACGATTAAGTATTTAGAAGGAAAAACATTAATGTTGGATTGTGATGGTACGTCGAAAGTATTAAGTGGATTACCTAATATCATGATTGCGACATTAGATCCTCGAAATCCCGTACAAGATATGGCTGATTTTTATGGATATGCGAAGGCACATGCAGAGGAATATGACAATGTAGTAATTGATAATTTAAGCCATTATCAAAAATTGTGGCTGATGTTTAATGGCCGAAACACAAAATCGGGTCAACCAGAGTTGCAACATTATGGGAAATTCGATACGCATTTAATCGATATGATTTCTATCTTTAATAGTTTGCCGGATACAAACGTTGTCTACACAGCATGGGAAACAACACGCCAAATTCAAATGGAGAGCGGTCAACTATATAACCAGTTTTTACCCGATATTCGAGATAAAGTGGTTAATCATATTATGGGGATCGTGCCAGTAGTAGCTAGATTGATTCGTAATCCGGAAACAGGACAACGAGGGTTTTTACTATCTGAAAACAACGGTAACTTTGCCAAAAATCAGTTAGACAATCGAGAATTCGCGCTGCAAGAAGACCTATTCAAAATCGGTGATGTTGATGCTGAAGCTTAGAGATTATCAAATCGATACAATCAACGAAGTAAGGGAGGCTTTTATTAGAGGGTGTAAACGTCCGTTAGTTGTTTCGCCCTGTGGTTAGGTTCAGGCAAATCGGTTATTTTAGCAGAGATTATTAGGCGAACCACAGAAAATAAAAATCATGTTTTATTCCTGGTACACAGGAAAGAATTGATTGATCAGATTCAAAATACACTCGAAGTGAGTGGGGTTGATATGAAACACGTCACTTTAGGAATGGTTCAGACCATTGTTAGACGGTTAGATCACACACCTCAACCAGAATTAATAGTCATTGATGAAAGCCATCACATCTTAGCGAACAGCTACAAAAAAATCATTGAATACTTTCATGAGGCACGAGTTATCGGATTTACGGCAACACCTGTCCGAATTAATGGCGGAGGATTAGGCGATATAAATGATACGTTGATCGAGAAAGTCGATGCCAAATGGTTGATTGAAAATAGCTTCTTATCACCTTATAAGTATTTTGCACCGGAAGTTATTCAAACAAGTAACTTAGACATCAAACGAACCGGGGAGTATGACATCACACAATTAGACGATCAGTTCAATCAACGAAAAGTATGGGGAGACGTGATTAAGCATTATCAAAAATTAGCCGACGGACAGCAAGCTATTCTTTACGCTTCTTCTCTCTATCAAAGCCAAAAAATGGCAGCTAGTTTTGAACAAGTGGGTATCACTGCAGCACATATTGATGGCAAAACACCAAAGGCGGAACGCGATCACATTATCCAACAGTTTCGAAATGGCGAGATTAAAGTGCTATGTAACTTAGATTTGATTGGCGAAGGATTCGATGTGCCAGACTGTTCTACTGTGATTATGTTACGCCCGACACAGTCTTTGTCTCTCTACATTCAGCAATCTATGCGTGGCATGCGTTACCGTCCAGAAAAAACGTCCATCATCATTGATCATGTAGGCAATGTAAGTCGGTTCGGACTACCGGATATGGAACGCACATGGACGTTAGAACCGAAAAAAGGAAGTAATAGCAAGAAAGCAGAAGCACCAGTGAAAATATGTCCCGATTGCTTTATGACAGTCTTATCCAGCAATAAGCAATGTGAGCATTGCGGGCATGAGTTTAAAGTGGAAGCAAAACCGATCCAAATCGACGACGCAGCAGAACTTCAAGAAATTACTGAACCAATATTTCAAGTGGACTACAGTAGTCCGAACGATTGTAAAAATATGAAAGAACTATATGAGTATGCGAAGCAGCATAACTATAAGCGAGGGTGGGCATACCACCAAGGAAAAGTAAGAGGATTTATCAAATAAAAAAATCGAAAGAAGGAATTTAATTATGTTTAAAGTAGATCATAAGGATGTTTTCACAAATGGAGTAGAAAATGGTACGTATGAGGTGGTTTTATACAACGCAAATGAAGATGAGACAAAAAACGGAGCGGAGTTCATTAATATTGATTTAATTATCCGTAATGATGTAAATCAAAAATTCCAGAATGCGCATATTTTTCACCGAGTATGGAAAGCAAAAGCAACAAATGAATATAGTCGAACGGCATTAAATACAATCGCTAAAGCAATCCAATTACCTAACGGCAAAGATTATAATACATTGGATGAATTATTAAAAGACCTGTTAACTAAGACGTGCCAAGTTACTGTGAAAAATGAAGAGTCTGAGCATAATGGTCAAATTTATAAAAATTTAAATGTGAAAGCATGGGCTGAAAGTAAAATTACCGGACCATTACAACATGTATTTAAAAAGAAAGAAGCTGAACCTATGCCAGAAATAAACGAGAGTAATCTACCGTTCTAAGCAATGAGAGGAGCGCACAAACGTGTATGAACAAATTCCGGACGAATTAAAAAACTTAAAACAATGGTGCGCTTTTCAACTTGTTTGGGATGAAGAGCGCGGCAAAAATAAAAAGATTCCAATGAACGCAAATGATGGTTCCTATGGAAATAGTGTGGATGAGCGAACTTGGGCAGACTTTGAAACTGCCCTTACTTCTCTCAACAAATATCAATTTGATGGATTAGGATTTTATTTTAAAGCACCGTATTTTGGCGTTGATATAGATGATATTCAAGACGACATTCAAGATTATTTATACGGAAACACAGAAAACCTAGCTGCTGAATTTATTCAAACACTCTCAAGCTATACCGAGTACAGTGTGAGCGGAACAGGAATTCATATTATCGCAAAAGGAAACTTCCCAGAAGGTGGACGTCGTAAAGGAAATATCGAAATGTACCCAGATGGTCGTTTTTTTGTTATGACAGGTCAAGTAATTGATAACTACAGACAAGTCAATGAAGCGACATCTGCAATACAATATTTGCATACGAAATACATTGGGACTAATGAAGTAAGACAAATAAATAATTTACAATCTACAGTTGATTTGCCTGTAAGTGATATTATTCAACGTGCTGAACGAAGTAAACAAGGCGCACAATTTAAAACACTTTACGACGGATTATGGGATGGATTATATCCCTCACAATCCGAAGCAGACTTAGCTTTTGCAAATATGCTGGCATTTTGGACAGGATGTAATGCAGAAAAAATGGACGAAATTTTCCGTTCAAGTGGTTTGTATCGAACAAAATGGGACCAAAAACGTGGAGCGCAATTATATGGAGAAATGGTTATTAATAAAGCGATTGCCAATACGTCAGAGGTTTATCAACCAGGAAGTGATTTAGAAGGTTACTCGATCACTGTGAAAAATCAGAATCGAACTGCTCGAAAAGTATATGGTTTAGATGATACTGGAAATGCAGAACGTTTCCGTGATAAATTTCATGACATTGTTCGTTTTTCATACATTAACAAAGGATTCTATTTCTACGATTCGAAAGTTTGGAAATATGACAACATAGGCGCTGTAAAAACACTTGCTGATGAAGTAATTAAAGATATGAAAAGTGAGTTTGCTTACATGGAAAATGAATCAGATGCAGAAAAAGCATTTATGAAACATTTAAAAGCAACAAGAAGCAACAAAGGTAAAACGAATATGTTGAAAGAAGCGCAACATTTAATGCCAGTTTTGCCCGAAGAATTCGATCGCTACAAATATTTTTTGAACACACAAAATGGATATATCAATTTGCAAAATGGTGAGCTTATCAATCATGATAGGCAAAAAATGTTTACAAAAATCAGCAACATCGAATATACAGATAAAATTGACGCACCACTTTGGCAAGCGTTTTTAAATGATATTTTTGCAGGCGATAAAGAGTTAATCAATTATATTCAAAAAGCAGTCGGTTATTCTCTCTCTGGATCTACATCGGAGCAAGTAATGTTTATCCTTTTCGGAAATGGACGTAATGGGAAGTCTGTTTTTCTCGACATTATCAATGACATTTTCGGTTCTTACGCAACAAATATACAGCCGCAAACAATCATGGTCAAACAGCAATCCAGTAATGCAAATAGTGATATTGCCCGATTACATGGAGCCAGGTTTGTTACAACCACTGAACCAAACGAGGGTGTGCGTTTAGACGAAGGACTAGTTAAACAGCTCACAGGTGGCGACAAGGTCACTGCACGACACTTGTATAAGGACGAATTCGAGTTTACACCCGAATTCAAAATCTGGATGGCAACCAACCATAAACCAATTATTCGAGGGAGAGACGATGGAATTTGGCGGCGATTACATTTAGTACCTTTCACAGTAAAAATACCTGACGAAAAAGTAGATAAACAGCTAAAATATAAACTTCGCAGTGAATTGACTGGGATATTGAACTGGGCTGTAGAAGGCTTCCTTAAATGGCAAAGGGAAGGCTTGGGAATGCCGAAAGAAGTTGAAAATGCTAGCTCTGAATATAAATCAGAAATGGATGTTATTACCGCATTTATCGAGGATTGTTGTGATGTTGGAGAGAAGCAAGAAGTAGACGTAAAAGTTTTATATGAAACATATCGAGAATGGGCAAAGGATAACGGACAATACCTAATGAGTAATACAAAATTTGGAAAAGAGTTGGGATTGAAGTTTGAAAAGAAAAAAACAAATTCAAGAAGAAAGTATATTGGTGTTGCTCTCAATAAAGAATATTTTAAAATCAATATGAATTTTTAAAACAGGGCAGGTTTGAACCAACTTGCCCTGCATCAAATACATTGCGCCAGAACAGGTTACATGATTTTTATTCTTTTTAAGGGCAGGTTTGGATCTTTTTTCAAAAACTTCTCTATAAATTTTCACTAGTAATACTTTTCTTATTTTACTACTAACCTGCCCTGTTAATAAAAAAAGTATCAATAAAGTAAGTAATAGCAATGGGTTTCGAACAGGGCAGGTTTGAACCAACTTGCCCTCAACCTGCCCTAACTTGCCCTTTTTTCACCAATTTGACCAAAGGAGTGATTAAATGACAGCAGAAATGGATATACAGAATTCTATACGTTTAGAACTTTCCCGCCATGGGCATTATGTTTTCAGAGCCAATGTGGGCAAAGTTAGAATGCCAAACGGACGAATATTTGATACAGGATTACCGAAAGGTTTTCCAGATTTATTCGGATTTCGCGGAACAGATGGAAAAATGTTTTTTATTGAAGTGAAAAATGAGATAGGGAAGTTACGACAAGAACAGAAAAACTTTCAACAAGCGATGGAAATAACGCCAGCTATTTGTGGAGTAGCAAGAAGTGCTGCAGAAGCCGTGCGAATTGTGGAGGAGGGGTAAAATGAAGCTAAGAGATATTACAAACAGTAAATGCGATGTTCGGGAGTATATGAATGTTGATTTTCCAGATTGGCTTTTAGAACAACTAAAGGACGAAATAGATTTTGATATTATTGAGGCGTTAAAAGAGTATGCCGTTATTTATGTGAAGCATAATGCGCTGGAAAAAGAAATAGAACCTTTTGATATTTATAAAAAAGTAGAGGAGGGGTAAAAAATGAAGAGCGACGATTAAAGATGTGATGAATTTAGAGACCAAGGCAGTCAAAATAAATGGGAAGACTGCAAGGGTTTATCAGAAGTGTTAATTGTGTGGAATACGAGTAATATTCTGACAATTGGTTACAGAAAAATGTAACCAGAAGCAAAAAATGTAACCTCCCAAAATCGCATAGTACCAGTAGCTAGACACGTAAAAGTTACAAGTTACATTTTTTTATTAATAAAAAGTATATATATTTATTTATATTTAAGAAAAGAGTACAAAAATAAAAACTTTTTCGCCGTTTTTTTTGTAACCTGTAACCACGTTCTGTCAGAAGGGATTTGAGTGGTTACGTGTTACAAAATAGGTTTTGTAACCGAGTGATTTTGAAAATCGTGGAGAGATAACAATGTTCAGTCATATTCAAAAATTTATAAACAGATGGAAATTTAATCAAGGATGTACATTGAAGCTATGAGTCTTGATGCGACAATTCCATTAAACAAGGAGGAAAAACGAATGAAAATATATCACACAGAAACACAAGAAGATTTTGATGCATTGTTGGGAAAATTGAAAAATGAAGGGTATAGCTGGTTTTTCGGAGAGGTTATTCCGTCATATGACTCGGAACTTTGGGAACGGTATAAGCAAGATACTGTTGTGCATATAGAGGAAGAAGGAGTAAGTTGGGGGAGTCTTTCTTATGCTAAATATTTACACCCCAACACACCAATTGAAAAATACAAAGTGAAACAAGACGAAGTTTCAAAGTGGTTTGAGAACACCGCAAATGCCATGAAAGCATTTGCATCCAATGGAGTATCTATGAAAAACGAAAATAACGACAAAGTAAATAATCCTGCACATTACACAGCAGGCGGTATTGAAACGCTTGACTACATTAAAGCTAAAGTAAAGGATTATCCGAGTTATGCTGCCGGAAATATACTTAAATACGTTTCCCGCTATGAACATAAAAACGGTATTGAAGACTTGAAGAAAGCACAGTTTTATTTGGATGATTTAATTAAAGAAATGGAGCAATGAAATTATGGAAAGTTATGTGCAAATTACAAATGAATCTGCTATAAAAATGATTTTAGAAGGTCGTTATAACGAGTTGTGGTATGAATGTAATACGAGAATTTTACCTTGTAAAGAGTACAGATTGGAATTAAAAAAAGTACCAACTTATAAATTTTTCGTAAAATCGTCGGTGACTTTAAAAGAGGAGTGATACAATGTCAAAACGATTAACTAAAGCGCAATTTCAATATATAGAAGATGAGCTTAGACATTACTACGATACCAAAAAAGAATTAGAACAGTTGAGGTTAAATGTTATAACAGGGTCTATATATCAAGAATACTCAGATGAAAATGCTGGTGGTAGTTCTTCAGGGAATATTAGTAATCAAGTAGAACAAAGAGTTACATTGTTAGACATGGATATTCAAATACAACGTATGAATAAGGTTGTTAGAGTGATTGATAAGGTGATAGCTAATCTAAATGAAAATGATAGAATGATTATAAAATTACGTTATTGGTCGCGTGAGAGATATACTTGGGAATACATTGGAATGCAATCGCATATGGGGAGAGCTACAGCGATAAGACATCGAGACGTTGTAATAAAAGAAATTGGCAGGTTTCTTGGATTTTAATTGTGAGACGAAAGTGAGACTTTCGGGCATCGAAAAAGGTTTATTATAGTATTATAGGCAGGGCCTATTAAAAATGAAAGTCGAGGGGACTATATGAATTTAGTTAGGTGTTGGGAATGCGAGCAATATATTTCGCAGGAAGCTTCCGTACATTTCAGAGATTTGTCTGGCGGTAGAAACTTATGCGTTGAATGCCAACATAAGTATCGAAAAAAAATAGAAGAAAAGAAAAAAGAATATATTGCGCACAAAATCGAAGCAACACTTGAAAGAGCAATACATCTTATAGAAATGCAAGAATGCTGTAGTATGAAAATGGATGAATACCTTGACCCATATAACACAGTAGCCCAATTTTATAGAAATGACAGTAGCAAGTTTGATTCTGCCCATGAAGTAATGGCTTGTATCGAATTGTTAAGAAGTCAGATTAAAGTAAAAACACAACAAAGAATAGGGCGCAAACGAGTAGATTTTATTTTGCCAGACATGAAGGTTGTATTAGAGATTGATGGAGGGCACCATCGTTTTAGGATTGGTAAAGATTCAGAACGAGATGTGTTTATCCTTAATACTTTGAATAAATCTGAACACGGTTGGGAAATTATTAGAATACCAACTAGATTTATTGAACAAAATATTAGACGTCTTGTTCCTTCTATTAAAGCATTATATAAAGAACGTCAAGAACTAAGAAACAAACATAATGGGTTCATTCCGTCTTATTACTCAAGAACAAATAAGATGTCTCACATATCAGCGATTAAAGGTGTTGCTTCAGATAATGAAATCGAAGCAATGGAACATGAACTGTTAGACGGAACTGAGCATCTATAATCTTATGATGACATAGCGGGAGGTTGCTATGCTGCTTAGTAAACCGTTGACTTCATGCGAGGTGCAAATCCTTGCCGAGTATATATTAAACCGCACACACCTCTTGACAATGTGGAACGGGTCCTGTGTCTAGTGACGGAAATTCATTCCGGATTCGACTGGATGAAATACAAAGTATTGACGAATACTACCGTAGAAGTATTCAGGTCTCATAACTACGGATACATAGAACAATGAAGTCCAGCACATTAGTGTTGGTCTTTTATATAGGGGTGGATTAATGCTAACACAAGCAGAACGTCATACATTCTATAAGTCAAAGGCATGGGCAAGCATACGTAAAGAAGTATTAAAGCGTGATAACTATGAGTGTCAAGAGTGTAAGAGGCAAGGAAAGGTGTTTACTGATTATCATGAACCAGACAAGCATAAAAGACTCGATGTGGACCATATCAAGGATTTAGAACACCATCCAGAACTTGCGCTTGATATAGATAATCTCACTACTCTGTGTGTAAAATGTCATAACAAAAAACATAATCGCTTTCAATTTAGAAGGAAAATAAATAAATGGGTGAACGACGAACGTTGGTGATACCCCCGGGTCAAAGGTTTGCACTTTAATTTGGCTCTGGGGAACGGTGTGGGGGTCTTCTCCGCAGAAATATTAAAAAGTCTCATGAAGGAGGGAGGGCTTGAAGTGGAATATAACATAAAGAAGTTAGAAAAAGAATTGTTATCTAAGATTGATACTACTAGTCAGAAAGAGCTTGAAAAAGTCAATCGCTATATTAATTTAATACGCATATATTATGAGTTAGATAAAAGCATTGAAATGGATGGAGCAGTCGTTGTCACTGAAAACGGCTCGCAAAAATTCACGAAAACTAATCCAGCAATACAAGAAAAAAATCGAATTAATACTTCATTATTATCTATTGAGCGTTCTTTTATATTCAAAGGCGAAAATGATAAACAAGATGGTAGTGACTTGATATGATATCAAATAAACATGTCGATAACTATATACAGTCGTACGAAAGCGGGAAAATACTACTCAATAAAGAACGTGTAGACTTGATAAATCACTTGCAAGAACATGTTCTTAGTAGAGATGATATATATTTTGATGAGACGCAAATAGAAAATTATATTGCTTTTAGTGAAAAATGGTACTTCCCTTTGGACAACTGGGAAAAGTTTATTGCACCATTTATTTTTTTATATTTTAAAGAAGATGATGAACTTTTTTATGAAGAGTTCTTTATAACCCTCGGTCGCGGTGGTGGTAAGAACGGGTTTATAAGTACATTATCTAATTATTTTATAAGTCCGCTACATGGGATTAACAATTACGATGTTTCGGTAGTGGCGAATTCCGAAGATCAAGCGAAAGTTAGTTTCAAAGAAGTATTTAATACAATAGACGGAAATCCTAAATTGGAAGGCAGCTTTGACGCGTGGAAAGCACAGATTATTGGCAAAGGAACCAACAGTGTTTTTAAATTTCAAACGTCAAATGCAAAAACTAAAGATGGTGGTCGTGAAGGCTGTGTTATTTATGATGAAACACATGAATATGAAGATAGACAAATAATTGATGTATTCTCTGGAGGACTTGGCAAAGTCGCAAATCCCAGAGAATTTTTTATTGGCACTAATGGATTTGTGAGAGCGGGGTTTTATGACAAGTTGGAAGAACGCAGTAAAGCAATTTTAAGCGGCGAAAATCTTAACGATCGCATGTTTCCTTTTATTTGTAAGCTAGACGATCCGGCAGAAGTCAAGAATGAAGCTATGTGGGAAAAAGCAAATCCTGCTTTTGAAAAGCCATTAAGTCCTCGTTCTAAACGCTTACTAAATAAAGTTAGAAAACAATATGAAGCATTAACGAATAATCCAAGCGGCAGAGAAGCATTCATGACTAAACGAATGAACCTTCCAGAAGTAGACTTGGAAAAGGTAGTAGCACCGTGGGAAGATATTCTCGCAACTAACCGAGAAATGCCAGAACTCCAAAACCGAGCTTGTATTGGTGCATTTGACTATGCAAGCGTTAAGGACTTCGCGGCTGTTGGATTGCTGTTCCGTGTGGGCGATGATTATATTTGGAAATCACATTCATTTGCTAGAAAAGGCTATCTGGATATCGCAAACCTTAAACCGCCCATCAAAGAATGGGAAAAGCAGGGATTACTGACCATTGTAGATGAACCTACAATCGACCCTCGTCATGTGGTCAATTGGTTTGTTGAAATGCGGGAAAATTACGGTATTCAAAAGGTCATTGGGGATAACTTCCGAATGGATCTTATGCGCCCGCTGTTTGAAGCAGAAGGATTCGAACTGGAGATTATTAGAAATCCACGTGCAGCTCATAGTTTGCTAGCTCCGCGAATTGAAACTTTATTCGCAAATCATCGCATTGTGTTTGGCGATAACCCTTTGATGCGCTGGTATACGAACAATGTAGCGGTGAAAATCAAACCAGATGGTAATAAAGAATACCTGAAAAAAGACGAGCATAGGCGTAAAACAGATGGATTTCAAGCATTTGTACATGCTCTATGGCGTGCGGATGAAATAGAAGACCTTGATGTAGATGAAGTTTTAAATATGCTTAATGCCATTACGTTTTAGGAGGTGATATATTGGGATTTCTTTCGGAGATATTTAAACGGAACAAAGAAATTGAGTGGATGTGGGATTTAGAGTTTTTAGAAGATAAAACAACAAAGGTTTATTTGAAGAAAATGGCTTTAAATACGTGTGTAAAACATATAGCACGAACGATCGCCAAATCTGATTTTAGATTGAAAAGTGGAGAAAGCAGTGTACGAGACGGATTGTATTATAAATTAAATGTTCGTCCAAATACAGATATGAGTTCGAGTTCTTTCTGGGAAAAAGTGATCTATAAATTAATCTATGATAACGAGTGCTTAATCGTCCTTTCAGATACGGACGATTTTTTAATTGCTGATAGTTATGTTAGAAAAGAGTTCGCGCTTTATCCGGATGTTTTTGAAGGGGTTACGGTGAAAGATTATCGTTATAATCGTAATTTTAGTATGGATGATGTGATTTTTCTGGAATATGGAAATGAGCGACTAGCTGCATTTACTGATGGCATGTTTGAGGATTACGGTGAGTTATTTGGTCGCATGATTCGAGCACAAATGCGTAACTTCCAAATCCGCGGGGCTGTTAACTTCAAAATGGCAGGCATTGCGGACGATGAAAAACAAAAAAAATTACAGACTTACATCGACAAACTGTATGCTGCATTTAATAACAATGAAATTGCCATTGTTCCTCAACTAGAAGGCTTTAACTATGAAGAGTTTGGAACGTCTAGCGTCAATAGTAGCCAAAATTTTGATGAGATCAAAAAACTTCGAAAAGAAATGATTGATTATGTAGCTAGTATTCTCGGCATTCCCTCTGCTCTGCTACATGGGGATATGGCAGATTTGAGTAATAATATGAAAGCATATATGGAATATTGTATTGATCCTCTCACTAAAAAGCTAGAAGATGAATTAAACGCTAAATTATTTACTTCCAACGAGTTTTTAGCGGGTGAACATATCAAAATCATACACAAAAAAGACATTATAGAAAATGCAGAAGCTGTAGATAAGTTGGTTGCCTCTGGTTCATTTAATCGTAATGAAGTTCGAGAATTATTGGGCGCTGAACGAGTAGATAATCCGGAATTAGATAAATATTTAATTACTAAAAACTATCAGTCAGCAGATGAAGGAGGTGAGAATGAATGACGAAAATTGAAGTCAAAGGTCCTATTATTGGAAATGATGACAAATGGATTTATGATTGGCTGGATATGGAAGCTACGTGTGCAAAAGATATCAATGAAGCCTTGGCAAATGCGTCAGGTGAAGTTGAAGTTTGGATAAATAGCAATGGTGGAGATGTGTTTGCTGGTAGTGAAATTTATACAGCATTAAAATCATACAATGGAAATGTAGTTGTAAAAATTGTTGGAATGGCGGCAAGCGCAGCATCTGTAATTGCGATGGCTGGAAATGAAGTATTAATTTCTCCAACTGGTCAAATGATGATTCACAATGTTCAGTATGGTGGGAGAGGTGATTATAGAGAGTTAAAAAAAGCCTCCGAAATTGCTCAAAATGCCAATATATCCATTGCTAATGCTTATCAGCTGAAAACGGGAAAAACATTAGAAGAACTGTTAAATATGATGGGAGAAGAAACATGGCTAAATTCTCAACAGGCTGTAGAGCTAGGATTAGCAGATGGTGTGATGTTTCAAGAAAATAGCGAAACGCCAAAATTAGTAGCAAGTACAGGCGGCATGTTAGCACAAGCTACATTGGATAAAGTAAGGGGGCTGAAAGATACTAATGGTACACAATCAATTTTAGAAGTATCTGTATCGGCGGAACAAATTCAAAGCATTGTAGAAGATACAATTGCAAAATTAAAAAATGAAGTGATACTTGATGGGAAAACTTTGAATCAACATATCGCTGAACAAGAAAAGGAATCGGAAGAATCGGAAGAGTCGGAAGTGAATGGACTCAAACGGTTTCTTTTTTAATACCCAAAAATAGGAGGAAATAAATTATGACTATCAAATTAAAAAACAACCTCGCGAATTACGAGGAAAAACGGACAGCTTTTGTTAATGCTGTTAAAAACGAAGACACGCAAGAAATTCAAAATAAAGCATATGTGGAAATGGTAGACGCGATGGCAGCTGATATCATGGAACAAGCTAAGAAAGAAGCACGTCAAGAAGCGGACGCATATATTTCAGCTAGCCGAACTGACAAAAATATCACGAATGAAGAAATTAAATTCTTCAATGATATTAATAAAGAGGTTGGATATAAAGAAGAAACATTGCTACCACAAACAGTTGTTGATGAAATCTTTGAAGATTTAACAACTGAACATCCTTTCCTTGCATCCATCGGGATGCGCACTACTGGTTTGCGTACTAAGTTCTTAAAATCCGAAACAAGCGGTCTTGCCGTGTGGGGTAATATTTTTGGTGAAATTAAAGGACAGCTAGATGCGACATTCAGTGAAGAAGAGTCTATTCAAAACAAGCTAACGGCATTTGTTGTTGTGCCTAAAGACCTTGAAAAATTTGGTCCTGTTTGGGTAAAACGCTTTGTTGTTACGCAAATTGAAGAAGCTTTTGCAGTTGCGTTAGAAAGTGCGTTTATCGTTGGTACTGGTAAATCTCAACCGATTGGTTTAAATCGAAAAGTAGCTAAAGGGACATCAGTAACCGATGGTGTATATCCAGAAAAAGTTGCTTCTGGAACACTGACATTTGCTAGTCCTAAAGTGACGGTTAATGAGTTAACAGATGTATATAAATATCACTCTGTAAAAGAAAACAAACATCCATTAAACGTTGCAGGTAAAGTTACTTTACTAGTCAATCCAACGGATGCATGGGATGTTAAGAAACAATACACAAGCTTAAATGCGAACGGTGTTTATGTGACTGCGCTACCATACAATTTAAATATCATTGAATCATTATTCGTTCCAGAAAAGAAAGCTATTTCTTACGTAGCAGAACGTTATGATGCACTTGTTGGTGGTCCATTGGATATTTCTACTTTTGACCAAACGCTTGCATTTGAAGACCTTAATTTATATGCTGCAAAACAATTTGCGTACGGTAAAGCGAAAGACGATAAAGCTTCTGCTGTATGGACATTAAATATCAAGCCAGCAGAACAAACTCCGGAAGGGTGATTGTAAATGGCTAAATTTGAAGTATTAAAGAAATTTAAAGACAAAGATACCAAAGAAGTATATGAAAAAGGAACTGAAATTGAATTGACTGTAAAACGTGCAGATGAAGTCGCTGACAATTTGGGAACTTCTTTTTTAAAGCGATTGGATGAACCAAAAAAAGATAAAAAAAAGTAGGTGCTGTGCATGGAAGTATCAGATGACCTTCTTAAAAAATTTAAAGAGCGTATGCATATTTCTCACAATAGCGAAGATAGCAATTTAAAAGAGTTGCTATCTTTTTCTATTGCTGATTTACAAGAAAAATGCGGGCTGTTTAATGTAGATGAACATGTTAGGGCAAGAGAATTGGTCATTGATCGTACTAGATACGCGTATAATGATTCGATAGAATTCTTCAATGAAAACTTTCAATCACAAATAACTAGCTTAGGTTTCTCTCTCTATGTAGCTGAAAGTGGTGAATCTGATGAAGTTTCAGTTTAAACCTCAAAAAGTTCAGAGCGGGGATTTACGTACTCCGGTTGTTTTTTTTGAATATCAGCCGGCAAGTGGTCCTGAACCAGGTGAAATAGAAAAGATTACCCTTTTTGAATGTTTTGCAGAAGTTTATAAACCATCCATGAAGGACTTAGAAATTTTACATGGCACGGGAACAAAAGAAGCTGTCACAATTAATATTCGAGACACTAAAGGTGAGTATACAGTTAGTAACAAACATTATGTAGAAATATTAGATTATCGTTATTTGGGCAAAAGATTTAATGTGATTGATGTTAGCCCAGACTTGCAAAATAATCGCTTTGTAAATATACTTCTGGGGGTTCAAACATGAGTGTAGAAGTTACTGGAGTAGAAGAGTTGGAAAGACAGTTAGTCAGTTTATTTGGACGAGAAAACTTGCCGCAATTAGTAGACCCTGCTTTAATTGCAGGTGCTACTCTTGTAGCAAAAACACTTAAAAGTGAATTTGTTCAATTTAAAGATACAGGCGCATCTATTGATGAAATCAATATAGAAAAACCTTCGTATGACAAAGGGGTAAGAAGTATAAAGATTGACTGGAAAGGTCCTAAAGACAGGTACAAAATAATTCATCTCAACGAATATGGTTATACAAGGAATGGTAAAAAAATCACACCAGCAGGAACAGGTAGTGTTGCCAGGTCACTAAGAATATCTGAAAGAGCTTATAGGGCAATTGTACAGAAGAAAATAGGTGATAAACTATGATTGATATTTTGAATGTCATATATACAACATTAAGTAAAAACGATATCATTCACACTACTTGCGAAGAGAGAATTAAATATTATGATTTTCCAGGCACAGGTGATTCTACAAAAACCTTCTTGTTAATAATACCTTTAGATGTTCCAATACCAACTAATTTTTCCAGTAATGAATCCAGGATGGAAGATTTTTTAGTACAAATTGATGTGCAATCTAACGACAGATTAATAGTAAAAAAAATACAAGACGAAGTTAGAAAAGAAATGAAACAAATAGGATTTGGACAACTCGCTGGTGGTTTAGATGAATATTTTCCAGAAACAGGGCGATTTGTAGATGCACGAAAATATAGCGGATTGCCCTACAAACTATATCAATAAAAAATAATAGGAGTGAAATAAATGATTACAACAATCGGATTTGAAAAAGCAACTTTTGGAATTTATGATGAAAAAGACGAAAAGGTAACAGAAAAAGTAGAAGTAAATGGTAAGAATAAAAAAGGTGGTACGGTTGAAGCTGATATTTCTGGTCTTGATGCTGAAGCTATTAAAGTTTTCGCTTCGAACGGTCCATACTACATTTCCAAAAAAGGTTCTGGCGATGTTAAGCAAACAATCGGTATCATGGAACTTTCATTTGAATTAGGACAGAAGTTATTAGGTCGTCAAAAGAATGCAGATGGTATTGTAACTGTAGGGAAAAACACTGCTCCACCATATGCGTCATGCGTGATGGAAAGTGAAACGTTGCGAGGGGAGCCGGTGTTCTTTGCTTTATTAAAAGGAAAATATGGACAAGATGACGTTAAATTAAACACATCTGAGGACAAACCAAAGGAACCTGAAGCAACTAGTCTCACTGGTGAATTTGTTTATAATGATGCTGGGGACGTTTTCGCGATGGCTGTGGGCGAAGAATTCCGAGATAAAATTTACAGCATGGCTTTTCCTGGTTTTGTTGAAACACCAGTAGTACCGGAAGGATAAAAAATTTTAAGAGTAGGTGAAATCCTACTCTTTTTTGTTGACCAAAATCATAAAAAAGGTGGAGAAAATAGTGATTAAACTAGAAATATTTAATAAAAAAGAAAAAAAGAAAGAGCTATATGAGAGAGAAGATACATCTGTAATTGAATTAGAAGAATATTGGAAACTACAAGAAAAAATTAGAGAATACATCAATACTTCTGACGATCCAAAGAAAACGACAATTTTGGAAATGCAGTTAAAATTTATTGTGAAATTATTTGATGATGAAAACATTACAATAGATTTTCTTAAAAAAAATATTCCTTCGAAGAAATTAAACGATACGTTGGTGTCTGTCTTTCGGGAGATTTCACCAGATGAATACGAGGATGAAGATGGTGGAGATGAGGAAGCAAAGTAATAACGCTTACCGAGTTTTTGTCCGATCTCGATGCAATTAGGCGTTACTGCATGAAAGAGTATGGCTGGACAATTCGAGAAACAGATAATCAAGAGTATAAGAAGTTATGTCGTCTGATAATCGAAAAAGAAGAAGCAAAATCAGAAAACAACAAAGTTTCACTTGTTGACTTTGTATCACAATATCAAGATGTCAATTGAGGAAGGGGGTAAATAATGAATAAACTTCAAGGATTGACAATTAATCTAGACTTAGATGCTGCCAAAGTAGATGAGGGAATGAAAGGGTTGAAGCGGACCCTCGGCTCTGTGAATAGCGAAATGAAAGCGAATCTTTCGGCATTTGGAAAGGGAGAAAAAACTTTATCTAGATATGAAACAGAGCTAGATGGTCTTAATAAAAAGTTATCTGTTCAAAGCAAAATGGTTTCTCAAACTAAAAACGATTTTAAAGATTTAGAAAAACGAAATGCTTCTTTAAATGGAGAGTTGAAAGAGTCTAATAAAACGTTAACTGAGTCAAAAAAACGTTTTGAACAGCTTTCTAAATCTGGCAATGCAACTGAAAAAGAATTAAAAGAAGCGGAAAAAGAAGTCAACTCAAATCAAAAAGCGTATAACAAACTTAACAAAGAACTACAACAAATGCCAAAAGCTTTATCAGCTGGACAAAAAGCAGTAAACAATGAAGTTGCAAATTACAATAATTTGCAAAGAAAGATTGATACTACGACAGAATCTTATAAGAAATTCAAGAGAGAGCAAGCTGTTAAAAGTTCACCGTGGGGAGCGGTGACTCAAGATTTAGACAAGTATCAAAAAAAGTTAAATGAAACAGGTGATAAGCTTGTCGCCTTCGGGAAAAAAGGAAGTTTGTATATGGCTCCAGTTGCGCTTGGTTTAGGTTTTGCTACCAAAAAAGCGGCTGATTTTGAACAACAAATGTCAAATACTCTTTCTGTTATGTCCCCTGGCGAGGTAAATCAATATAAAGATGCATTAAGAGAACTCGCTATTCAACAAGGTGCGGATACGAAATACTCCGCATTAGAAGCCGCACAGGCACAAGAAGAACTTTTAAAGGCAGGTCTTTCAGTTAAAGATGTTATAAATGGCGGATTGTCTGGAGCGCTTTCATTAGCAACAGCGGGTGAGTTAGATTTAGCGTCAGCGGCAGAAATTGCAGCTACAGTTTTAAATGCGTTCAAGGATGATAATTTGAGCGTGGCGGATGCGGCAAACATTCTAGCTGGTGCAGCAAATGCTTCTGCCACAGGTGTAGAAGAAATGAAGATGTCTTTACAACAAGTTTCTGCTGTTGCCAGTGGTGTTGGTCTCTCATTTGACGATACATCAACAATGTTAGCAGTATTTGCGCAGAAAGGTTTAAAAGGTTCTGATGCAGGTACCTCTTTAAAAACGATGCTACAAAGGTTGCATCCTACAACAAAAGCGGCATGGCAACAATTTGATGCTCTTGGGTTAAGCATTGTGGACAATGAAACTGCTATGAAAGTATTGCAAGAAAATGGTGTAAAACCACTCTCGAATGATACAGACAAATTAATGGGACAAATTCAAGATTTAGCTAAAAGTTTGGCAGGTCCAAAGGCAAGTGCTTCTAAAGTGAACAAAGAATTTGAAGAATTGACCGTTTCCACTGGCGCAGTCCACTCCGCATTTTATGATACAAACGGGGAATTAAAATCAGCAGAAGAAATATCTGGTCTATTGCAAAGTAGTCTAAAAGATTTGAACTCCGAACAGCGTAGTGCGGCGCTAGGTGCTATGTTTGGCTCCGATGCAGTTCGTGCTGGGAATATTGCTTATCGTGAAGGCGCGGATGGAATAAAGAAAATGCGCACTGAAATGGGAAAAGTAACTGCTGATGACGTAGCTAAAATGAAAATGGATAATCTGAAAGGTACTATTGAAGAAATTTCTGGTGCAATTGAGACCTTTGCTATCAGCATTGGAACATCATTGACTCCGGTATTACGTGGTCTAGGAAAGTACATTCAAAAAGCAGCAGATTGGTTTAATGGCTTGAATGATAGTACTAAAACGGTTATCTCTACAGCAGGTGTAGTTGCGGTAGCGATTCCGGTTGCTGGACTAGCATTTGGATTTATTGCAAAAGGGGCAGCGGCTGCTATCTCACCTGTAAAGAAATTAACAGCAGCGTTAGCAGAAAACTCTGTTGCTGCTGGAACTAATGCTGCGACTACTCAACTTGCTGGAAATGCTTTGCCAGTCGGTGGAGGAAAAGGTAAAGGTTTCTTAGGTAAAGCTGGCTCATTTTTTAAAGGAAGCAAAGGAGCAAAAGCATTATCTACAGCTGATATGGCAGGCGATATTGCGAGTTATAGCAAATTCGGAAAAATCGGGGCTGGTTTGAAAGGCGTCGGGAAGGCATTACCTGGTCTAGGAATTGCATTATCTGCAACACAACTTATTGGTATTAATAAGAAAAATGCTGGCGATAAAGCTGGTAGCGCTGGTGGGAGCTTAGCTGGCGGGACAGCAGGAGCCGCTATAGGAACAGCAATTGCTCCAGGAATTGGAACAGCTGTAGGTGCGGCGATAGGAGGTATTGCTGGAACTAAATTTGGGCAGGCATTCGGTAAGAAAGTTCAAAAAGAATTTCCAGAATATCAACAGAAATTTGTAGATATGTGGGATGGATTGTCAGATTCTGCTAAAAAACATCCTATACTATTAGCACCTGTTAATCAAATCAATGATCAGATAAAAATAGCCAAGGTTGGGTATGCAGAAATTAAAAAGGCATTTTCCAATCCTTTGAAAACGGATATTTCCGGAAAAGGTATTAGTAAAGATACAGCAAAAAATGTGAATTCATATAAAACAATGTCTCAAAATGCAATTTCTGAATTGAAATATTTAGAAATGTCTGGTGACGTGATTACAAAATCAGCATCTGCTAAAATCAGCAAAAATTATAATGGGATGGTTGCGCTAGTCGAGAAATCTTTTGAGAAGACTAAAAAAAGTTCTGATAAGAATTTAAATACTTTGTCAAAGAACGGATTATTAGCAGAGCATGAAATGATTCAAATTCAATTAGAGCAAAAAAGAAATCAAGATAACAAATTAGACGAAGTGAAGAAAAACAACGAACAAATTCAGAAATTGAATAAAGATATGGCAGCCAAAAATGCAGATATTACTAAAAAGGAAAAAGCGGATATAAAAGCTATTAACGACAAAGCGGCAAAAGAAGGCAGAGTGTTGACAGCATCTGAAGAACAGCAAGTCACAAGTATTAAACGTAATGCGGCAAATCAACGAAAAGATAGCAATCAAACTTATAGTAATCAAATACAAACAATTGCTAAAAAACAAGAAACAGCAGTGGTTAGTTCTTTGAGTAAGTCTGCAAAAGAGCAAAAATTAATTTTAGGAAAACTGAAAGACAGTAGTGGGAAATTAAGTACAGAACAAGCTTCAAAAGTGGTTAGCGAATCGAAGAGAGCAAAAGATGAAGCAGTAAAAGAAGCTAACAAGAAATATAAGGATGTAGTTGCTGCTGCTGACAAAGAATATTATGTGAATGGAACTATTACGAAAAAGCAACATGATGATATTGTAAAAAAAGCTAGGAGCCAAAAGAATAAAACCGTAAAAGCGGCAACTGAAATGCATGAACAAGTAGTCAGTCAAGCTCAATCACAAGCTACTGGTCATTTAAACCAAGTTGACTGGGAAACAGGTCAATCATTATCGAAATGGGATAATTTTAAAGTTAATTTAGCGGGTGTGATTAACTCTGTCACCGGTGGAATAAATAAAGTATTAAAATTCTTTAGTTTACCTACCATACCAGAATGGAAGCCAAAAGGTTATAATAATGACACAAAAAAAATAAATACTAGCAAAAGAACTTCCTACGGTAGTAACCTTGCAATGGATTATACAGGTTCTAACAATGCATCTGGACAAATCATGGCTGGTGAAGAAGGTTTTGAAATTGCCTACAATAAGCGTCAAGCTCAAGCACAAATTTTAGGTGCAAATGGCGCAGAAATTACACATGTTGCACCAGGTACTAAAATTTTGAATCATGCAGATTCGAAAAAAGTCATGCAAGGCGGACTTGGTAAAACATTGCCTGGCTTTGCGAATGGGAATTCATCCATTAATGATTTTTTAAGTGACGCATGGGATGGAACAAAAGCTGTAGCTGGGAAAGTAGTTGATTTTTCTAAAAAAGCATTCGATTGGGCAGCGCATCCTATCAAAAATTTAAATAAACTTTTTGGTGGTTTATCTGCAGGCGTGAAAATGGGGAACGATGGAAATTTAGGTTCCGATGTGCTGAACTATTTGAAAAACAGTATCGGTTCACCTCTAGAAAAAATGCTGTCTGGTTTTAAAGAAACGGCGCCAGTGGCAGGACCGGCTGGGAAAGGTGCTTCTGCTTGGTCTAGTGTAATTAAAAAGGCTGCTCTTGCAATGAAAGTTGATTTATCCGGAGGAGAATTAAAAGGTATCATTGCACAAATTCATCGTGAATCTGGCGGGAATGAAAAGATTACTCAGTCATCTGCTGTTGTGGATGTTAATACACTATCAGGTAATCCAGCTAAAGGATTGCTTCAATATATCCCACAAACATTCAATGCGTATAGAATGAAAGGGCATAACAATATATTTTCTGGTTATGACCAGTTACTAGCTTTCTTCAACAACTCATCGTGGAGAAACGATTTACCTTATGGTAAACGAGGTTGGGGACCACGAGGGCATCGTCGATTTGCTAATGGTGGTTTTGTAAACAAAAATGAAATGATAGAAGTTGCTGAGAACAATAAGCCGGAAGTAGTCATACCGCTTACTCGGAAAAATCGAGCAGTTCAATTAATCAAAAAAACAAAAGAAATCATTGGAATAAACGATGGAGGAAGTGTTGTTGTCAATAGTCCTGACAACTCTGAAATGGTATTACTGCTTCAACAACAGAACCAGATTTTAATGCAACTACTTCAAAAAAATAGCGATGTGTATCTGGATGTCGATAAAGTTGGGAAGTTGGTAGAAGCTGTAATTACAAAAACGCAGAACAATCGTATAAGTCGTAAAGACCGAGTACAGGGGGTTAGAACAACGTGGCAAAAATAGGATTTACGTATGCCGGAATTCATAGTAACGACATTCCAGCAGTTGTTAATAGTATTAAAAGAAATGCAATCAATATCTCTGAGAATATGCAAGAAGTACCTGCCAAAATTGGTGGGTACTTTTTTGGGAATTCCGTCGGTACTAGAAGCTTTGACATTAATATTACGCTTATGGGGAAATCGGAAACTGAACGAGTAGAAATAGCACACGATCTTAATAACTTAATCATCCAAACTAATAGTTTTGAAAGCGAAATAATCTTTGATGATGAACCAGAATGGATTTATTACGGTCATTTTGCCCAAATGGCAGAGTTAACAGAATTACAGACAGATAATTATACAACAACCATTACATTTATATGTAGTGATCCACGTGGGTATGGAGAACAACAAGAAATTAGTTTACCAGAAAGCCCGGCTATAATCGAGGTGGCGGGTTCACAATCAACAAGTCCAATTATTCATGCGATAGCAACCGACGATTTAACTAGTCTATCATTTGCAACAGATGATGATTATATATTTCTAGGGGCTGATATTGACCCCGATACAGGACAAACAGCTGTGAAAATGTATGAGAACGTGTTGTCCGATAGAGCAAATGACATGACTTTGTGGGATGGTATTGGGCAAAGTAATATTACTTGGGAGCTAGAAAATGGTAAGCCTGCGAAAACAAGTTCATTTAAACAAACTATAAACACCATTCGTGTAAATTCCTATGGTGAAAAAACAGAAACCGCGCCTTACAAATCATGGAGAGGTCCTGTAATGAAACGAATGTTGACGTCAGAATTAGACAATTGGAAAGTCACCGCTCGATTGGCAAATATTACTCAAAAATATCCACGCGCTAGAACAAAAATAGAATTGTATTTATTAGACAAAGATAGCAAACGCATTGGTAAATTTATGATTAAAGATGCCCAAAATGGGAGAGCTATGAATTTGGGACTAGAGATTGGGAGAACAACGAAAGATAGATACCTTTTTGCTGCAACTGAGGGGAAAGTAGTTAAGAAAAAGAATACGAAAGTGGTTTATTCAAAAAAAGTACAACAAACAGTGAAGTATACAGAAAAAGGTAAAACAAAGACTAAGCAAGTTTGGAAAACAATAAACACGACGTATGAAGTCGGAAATAACTATAATGAATTTTCAGATGCGTACTTTAATCTATCTATTGAAAAGCGTGGACAGTTGTTTATTGCGGAAATAGTTAAATTGAACGACAAAGGTAGTCAAGCTTGGAAACGAACCTACAAATGGAAAGACTCAAATAACAAATTTGCTACTAAGTTAGCAGGCATCGGAATTTACATGGCCAAAATGGATATTCCAGAAGATTTTAATAATCAAACTTACAAAGACAATGATGTTGTTTTTTGCGACTTGGTTGTACAAAAAGTTAATCCAGAAGCAGATGTGAAAAATAATCCAGAGGTTATTATCCATAAAGGTGATGAGATTATGATTGATTGTGAAGCTGGGGTCATAATGAAAAACGGTTCAGTGTTCATGGAAAATTTAGCAATTGGAAGTTCATTTCCTTCGTTTTTTGGTGGCTATCAAACTCCAGTGGCTTTCAGCGAAGGAGCGGAGTGGTCCATAGAATACAGACCGACGACATATTAGGAGAGGTATAGAATGTTAACAATTCTAAATAGACAAAGAACAACTGTAGGCGTGTTATCTAATGACATGCCTTTTTCGTGTCCTTTTTGGGATGATGAGAGAAATGAGAAACTTGAAAACTTTGATGACACATACACCGTTACCATCCCCGCAGAACATGAAATGGCTGAACATATTCACGAAGGTAATTATATTTTGTTTGAAGACGAACAAGCTAAGTTACGATTATTTCGTATTTATGAATCTGAAAACGGGTTAAATATGCAAGGACGATACATCAAAGCAACAGCAGAAAATGCATTTATTTATGATTTAAATGCAACTATTATATCCAATAAATTACTGACTGATATAAGAGCTGATATGGCGCTTGAATATATTTTGCAACAGACAGGATGGTCAATTGGTAAGAGAGAATTTGTTGGACAAATACGTACTATTGAATTTGCAGACAATATAACGGCTCAAGCTGGATTACAACAAGTTATTGCAGAATATAAAGCAGAAATTGATGCTTACGTGGAGAGCTTTGGCGGTCAAATCATTAATTATAAATTTGATTTAGTTGAAGAGCGAGGCAACAATACTGCGAAACGATTTGAGTACGCAAGAGACATTCAAGGTCTTAAACGAATCACAACTGATAAAACGATGTACACTGCTCTTATCCCGCTTGGTAAAGATAGTTTAACAATTAAATCAGTGAATAATGGTTTAAATTATATTTATGATGATGAAGCGAACTGGCTGTACAACGATGGCAGAGAATATTTAAAAGGGGTCATAACAAAAGATACAATAACAAACGCGCAAGCTTTAAAAGATTGGGCGCTACTAGAGCTTGAAAAAGTTAAACATCCTTTATCCACATATGAGGTAGACGTGATATTACTAGCAGAGATGTTAGGCTATGAGCCACACCAAGTCACACTTGGAGACACAGTAAGAGTAGTCGACTTGGACATGGATATAACTTTATCTGCAAGAATCATAGAAAAGACAACTTCTTTTAGTGATCCGTCTAAAAACAAGGTTGTTCTTGGTGATTATATCGAATTGGAAAACGTCACACCACTGGCTATTTGGGAACTTCAAGCGCAAATTGAAGAAGCTAAAAAACAAATAGAAGAAACGAAGACGTGGAAAGTAGAACTGTTTAGTACAAATGGTTCTACTTTTAAAAATAATGCTGGAACAACACAACTCATTGCAAGAGTATATGATGGGAAACTAAATATTACGACCAACATAGAACGTGGCGATTTTATCTGGGAGAAAATAAACAATGACGGTACACATGATTTAGCTTGGGAAAATGAACATGCAGGAGCTGGTAATGTTGTTAATATCTCTGGAGAAGACGTTTTTATCAATGCAACTATTAGATGCTCGGTTAATCAAGGAAGTGAAGCTAGTATTCTTATGATTAATGAAGGGCAAGGTTACCTGTTTGCAGAACTGCCACGTGAATTTCCCGCGGGGGTAGAAGTGAATTTATCGGTTATGCAATGTGCGCAAATAGATGTGCAAAATGGCTATATTTACTGGTCACAAGAATATTACGGAAGTAAAAAAAGTAAAGTCGGTGGGCAACAATCTTATAACATTTATAGAACTACACTCGATGGTACTTTTGTCGATATGATGTGGGTTCTCGGTGGAGGACATGGAACAATGTTTGGTGTGGACACTTCGTCCGGTGAAGCACATATCTGGTCTTATTATGTAACACCATTGCCACAGGCAGAGAAGGCGATAGCAATGTTTAAATATGTCCCTTTCAAAGAACAGTTTTATGACGACTCAATGGCATTTAAACTTGAAGCACCTGACGGATTCCGCGTGACATACGACCAAACAAGCGAATACGTAGTTATGAGTCCAGGCGTTTCAAATTTAACAATTAATGTTTGTAAAAAGTCTGATTTATTTGCCGGGAGAATAGCCCCTCTGTATACATTTCGGACAAAAGATTGCGGATTTACAACTACTTTATATACATTGCAAGGAATGCATGTAATGTTTCCATATGCGTATTTGTCAGCAGGAGGGAGTTTTACAGGCACTGATAAAAACCAACTTTGGTGCTGGAATATGGTAAGCAATAGTTTAGTTTATCATCATGTTTTTCAACAAAAATACTATCCTGCACAAGGCTCAACTAATGAGTGCGAAGGGGCTTATCCATTTCTTGATGCAAATGGAAAGAGAATGATGCAATTAAATTTAGGGCAAGGTGATGGAGGTAAAAGATATAACCGAATTTATGTTATGCCCGAAGAAAGGATGATGGATGATGACAATTAGAGCAGCTGCAGAAATAACACTAACGGATATTAATGATGCAATAGTAGCTGGTGAAGCGCCGTTAAACCCAACCACCGACTTATTGTGGATGGATAGTAGTGCCTCACCCAATGTGCTACGAAGATGGGATGGAGAAAAATGGGTGAGTCAAACATTAGATATTAAGGAAGCAGATCCAGAAATTAACGAAAAAATAGAAGAGGCGATTACCGTTGCGAACAATGCATTGATTGAATCAGTTAGTAATCATAAACCGGTTTTTGATAAAACTCAGCCAAGCGATCCAGTCGAAGGTGACACATGGTTTAAAATAGACGAAAACACTAAAACAATTGTTGGTGTTTTTACTTGGAACGGGAATAGTTGGGTAGAATTACCTTTGGATTACAACGCATTGCGTGTGGGTAAACTTTCAGCTATCACTGCCGAGCTTGGTGATGTGAAGAGTGGTAGCATTACTGGTGCGGAATTTATTCATAACATAAATTACAAAGATAGCGACGATAATCTTTACACTGGAACTGTCAAAATGAATGATGACGGGTTCAATTCAACTTCATATTTGCCTACGGGTATAGGGTCGGCAGTATTAGAAAGCATCATCAGTACATTAGGCGGATACAAAGTTGCGCAGAAACTAATCGATGTTGCCGGGGAAAGTAGCCTAGGAAATTCTATTTTAACTAGTAAATCTCTGCAGTTTAATGAGAATGGAAATATTAAGCTTTCAATTGATGCAGATTCGTTTTATTCAACACCGTGGCAGAACCTAATATTGAATTCCGGATATTCAACAGCGGAAAGTAACACACCTCAATACAGAGTCGTATGTGTTTTTGGAATCAGATTTGCTATCTTCCGCGGCCAAGTTCAAAAATCAACCGCATGGGCATCAGCTAACGCTTTCGCTTCTGTTCCTTTTGAGGTCCAAACAACGAAAACCGCGATGGCTTACGCACCAACAAACAAAGCGAGTGGTGGGCGTGTTCATGCTTCATCTAGTAACGCGATGGGATTTATACCTGCGGATACAAGTATTACGTATTTCGCGTTAAATCAATTATTTTATATTTTAGATTGAAGCCGAATAGGCTTTTTTTATGTCAAAAACAGATGGGATGATGAAAATTGGCACTGGGGAGTATATCAATAGCAGGGATGAGCGTAGGCGAGTTAATAGCGTTAATCAGCCTAATAGCCGCTATTGTGGGTTTTGTGATTAGGTGGGCGCTAGTCGCACCTTTGAGAAACATGATTGATTCGCTTGACATTACATTAAATAGTCTGAGAGAAGAAATGTCAGAAAGCAAAAAAGACCGCATCAGCTTAAGAGAGAAGCAAAACGATCATGATAAAGAAATCGCTTTATTGAAGCGGGAGGATAAAGCAATTTGGAAGTATATAGCGAAAACTGAGAAGGAGGAAAAATAATGAAAATTAACTGGAAAGTACGATTCAAAAACAAAACATGGGTGATTGCGATGATAGCAGCGGTTTTCTTTATTATTCAAGCTGTGTTGCTTGTTTTTAACGTGACATGGGATTATAACGAGTTGTTAAAACAACTGATTACAGTTATTACTGGTGTATTTGCGGCATGGGGTTTAATTATTGACCCTACGACTGCGGGTAGCAAGGACAGCGCTCAAGCGCAAGAATATACAGAACCACGAAAGGATGATAAATAATGACAAGTTATTATTATAGTAGAAGTTTAGCAAATGTAAATAAATTAGCGGATAACACCAAAGTGGCGGCGAGAAAACTTCTCGACTGGGCGGAAAATAGCGGCATTGAAGTATTAATCTACGAAACAATTAGAACGAAAGAGCAACAATCCGCTAATGTCGCGAGCGGAGCGTCTCAAACAATGCGTTCTTATCATTTAGTAGGACAAGCGCTAGATTTCGTCATGGCGAAAGGTAAAACTGTTAATTGGGGTGGTTATCGCTCAGCAAATGCGAAAAAATTTATTGCAAAAGCGAAAGCATTAGGATTCACTTGGGGTGGTGATTGGGACGGTTTTGTTGACAATCCGCACTTGCAATTTGAATACAAAGGCTATGGAACAGATACTTTTGGTAAAGGGGCTAGTACTAGTAATTCTTCTAAACCAAGCGCAAACACAAACAGTTTGGGATTAGTTGATTATATGGTTAGCAAAAAAATGGATTCTAGTTTCTCTAATCGTGCTAAATTAGCAGCCAAATACGGAATTAAAGGCTACAAAGGTACTGCATCACAGAATACAACATTATTAGCGAAATTAAAAGCAGGAAAACCACACACACCAGCAAGTTCAAATAAAAACACATACTACACAGAAAATCCTAAAAAAATCAAAACGTTGGTACAGTGCGACTTATACAATTCCGTAGACTTTACAGCAAGTCATAAAACAGGCGGGACATATCCTCCGGGGACTATTTTCACTATCGCCGGAATGGCGAAAACAAAGGGAGGTACACCTCGCTTAAAAACAAAAAGCGGTTATTTTCTAACTGCAAACAAGAAGTTTGTTAAAAAGATTTAGTTTGTTACCCTCGCTTCTTGCGGGGGTTTTTTATTTAAGGATACTTTTGCGATACTTTAAAAGCTAATAAATAAGCTAAAATGAATATGACATCATTTTGTAGCTGTTAAGCGCTGTTAAGCACGTATAAAAGCATTTAAAAGCTGTTTAAAGTGATTTGAATTCTAAAAAAATGTTTACTTTTAAGCTAAATGTGTATAATATATATTGTAAGGACTTAAAACTTGGAGGGATGAAAATGGTAGGTGTTCAGTTTAAAACAACAATCATGGTTGATGATGCTAAGGGTCAAAAATTATTAGGCGAAAAGTTCAATCCTACTATTAATAACATTTCGGAAAGAAAAGCGATTGCTAGTATAAGAAAGAATTTTGCACAAATTCCAAAGATGAACATTACTAATGACAAGAGATAAAGAATTCGATGTTTCAACATATTCTGTTGTTGAATATGTTGGTGATTTAAATAAAGAAACGTTTGATTGTCATAACCCTTCCATTAATAATTTTTTATATAAAGAATCACGCGAATTCAACCTCTCTAATTTAGCTAATACTACGATAGTTTATGATAATAAAGAAAAACGGATACTTGGTTTTTACACTTTAAACGCGGGAGTGATCGAGTTTACAAGAAGAAATGATAAATTTGTCCGGCATAGCCCTGGTTTTGATGGTAATACTATGTTCGCTGATGGAGGAGTTCAAACCTATCCTGTTATTCATCTAGCATATATCGCATTGAACAAAGAATATCAAAGAAACAATGAATATAGATATGGGACACAGCTATTAAAACAAGTGTTTGAAGTATTAATTTGTGATATTAAAGAAAGAATAGGGTTTTCAGCATTAAAAGTATCGGCTTTATCTGAATCAGTTGATTTTTATTTGAGAAATGGTTTCGAGTATGTTTACTATAAACCTGAAATGTGTGATATTAAGGAGTATGATATGTTTATTCGATATAATCGACTCAAAGAAGGAATAATAAAATCTTGACCATCCCCTAACCTCAACGTTAGGGCTTTTTTTATGCAAAAAAACGCCAAGCATGTGCTTAGCGCTTATCCTTAATCATTCCCTTATGATTAATTTTTCCCTCTATAATTAATTTTTCAAGTTCCTTCAAATCTTCCAACGTAGCTTTATTCTTTATAAAAGATCGCGCAGCTGAACGGCTTTTTAAATAATTTGCATGTTCTTTGTTCTTGCTTTGCCATTCCTTATTTGCTTTCAACTGCGCGTCAGAGGTCGTTTTTTTCGTCATAATTAATCACTTCCTAATTTTTATTAAGTACACTAAACAAGCTAATGTAGTCAGTATAGCAATGATGGTCAATGCTATATTCTGAAAGTAACTAGCGAGTCCGTTAACACAGATAACAATTAATATAACCCAGATATATTTATTCATAATTTATGAAAGACGTGATATACTTTTAATAGAGGGAGGGGAGTTTCACCCCTCTGATTTAGCGGTTCTTGTCTTTATCATTCTTGTGTATTGTTGTCAGCGCTACTACAAGAGTGATAATTTCAAGGACTGTTTTTATTTCCTCTAAAACATCTTTCACTTTCTCAACTCCTTTCTATATTTATATTATAATACATGTATTATATAATTGCAAGTGTTTTAAAAATTTGTGGCATGATTTGTGGCAATCGCATTATAAATGGCTATGTATCAATACTCGTTAATCCCTCCGAGGGCATAATGAAAAAACATCTTACAACTGGCAAAAACCATTGTGTAAGATGTTTTTTCATTTTAATTAAAAATCGTATTTTTTACTTTCCAATCTTCTAGTTTAATGAAAACCCAGAAACCATAAATTCCGATAGTAATTATCGTTAGTAAAAGCCATTTGATCCAATGACCAAAAAGACCTACTGCGGAACCTTGAAATTTCAAGCGTCTTCCTTCAATAACAGTATGATTGATTTTCCAGCCATAGACCATACATAAAGCCCATGGATAACAAATGCCAAACGTGCAAAGTGTTACTAAAGTGCCAAGTATTGTCCAACCAATATACTGTAACAAACCTCCGTCAAAAAATGATGTTCTCCCGTTTCGTGTTTCTATGTAGTTTTGTTCTCCCAT